AGCCTATCCAATTGCATCCCGCATTTAAACATCCATTAGGCGGAGTTATGCTTAATAGATATATGTTTGATAATCTTAGACCTTTGCTATTGGAATGCAACTTTATAGACGATGTAGTAATATACACTAATCAAAAGATAGACTACGACTTAGACAAGTTTAGGAAAATTAGTTTCAACTTAGGTGCTGGCGACATTAAGAAATGGTACTTATACGCATTCCCCGAACTTCAAGAATATTACGAAAATAGTCCTATATTCATTAGTAGTGAGCAAAGCGATTACATTGTGGTAAATCGGTCAGAGCGTTATAACAATGGGCAACTTGACTATTCAATTCTTAACCAAGTGCAAACACCTATCTATTTTGTCGGAACAGAAACCGAGTTCAAGTTAATGAAAGATATAATTTGGGACATTCAACATAAGAAGGTGGACAACTTTTTGGAGTTAAAATACTTTATATCAGCATCTAAACTCTTTATAGGTAATCAGTCTATGTGCTATTCAATTGCAGAGCAAACAGGCTGCAATAGATTATTAGAGGTTTATTTTGGATGCCCTAATGTTATTACCGAAGGGTTTGAAATGTTTAATCAAGAGGGTTTTGAATACGCTTTAAAACAAAATAATTTAATATGAGAATACTATTAGTTTGTCCCGAACATATTACGGGCGTAGAATACCATAGGTTAATTATTCCTCATACACACATGAAGGATGTAACCTCAATTTCGAGTATAGACCATCAACCCGATTCGTTCTTTGCGGATTATGATTTGATAATTGCGAGTTCAGTAGTTTCCAAAATGGGAAACCAAGAGTTATTATGGAAGCAATTAAAAAGAGTAGGAATACCAGTTATTATTGATAGAGATGACACTTGGGTTTTGCCTCACTCACATCCAATGTATAGGGAATGGCAATTCAAACAAAGGGCAAAGGATATTATCTACAATTTAACCCAAGCGGACTTAGTCACTACGACAAACAAGCATTTAGCCTTAGAAATAGCTAAGTATAATAAAAAAATAGCGGTTATCCCTAATACAATAGACTTTGAGCAACCTCAGTTCATTCCAAACCCTGAGATAGAAGCTATGAAGTCCGAGTTGGTTCACATAGGTTGGTCAGGTTCAGTTACCCATTTACAAGATTTGCAACTAATCGAAGGCGAATTACTATCTTTGAACAAAAGTGAGGATAAGGACTATAAGCTAATGCTTGCAGGATTCTATGAACATGATTCAATATGGGACAAATATGAAAAGATATTCACAAGCAATTACATTATAGACGATAACAACTATGGGAGAATAAACTCGGCTGATGTTAATAGCTATGCTCAGGCGTATAATTTAATGGACATTGGATTGATACCATTAAGAAATAACGAGTTCAATAGATGTAAGTCGGATTTGAAGTTAGCCGAGATGGGTGCATTTGGTTTAGCTGCTATTGTTTCTAATGTAAGCGCATACGAGGGATTGGGAGTACACGAAAGAAACTGTTTAGTAGCTGGCAAAAAGGATTGGTATAAGTCAATTCGTAGGCTAATCGAAAACCCTGAGTTAAGAAAAGACTTAGGTAGCCAATTGAAAGAAGATGTACTTAGTCTAAGAAATGAAAGTAATTGGAGGGATGTAAGAATCCATATCTACGAAAGTATTATAAGTAAAAAATAATATATTTAACATTATGGGAAGACCTTTTGGAACAAAAAAAATAGAAACTCCTGAAAGACTAATGGAGCTATTTGAACAATACAAAGCATACATTAAAGCTAATCCATTCTTAGTACAAGATTATGTAGGAAAAGATGGAGTAGAAGTGTTTAGGACTAAAGAAAAACCATTGACAATTGATGGCTTTGAAACCTGGTTGTATGAAAACTCGTTTATAGGCGATTTAAGCCATTATTTTGCAAATACTAATGGTTCATACGCAGATTATTTAACCATCTGCCACGCAATACGAAAAGCGTGTAGAAACGACCAAATCAATGGAGGTATGGCAGGCATCTATAATCCAAGCATAACTCAAAGGCTAAATGGCTTAACTGAAAAAGTGCAGAATGAGCAGAATATTAACATTAATAAAATGCCCGATTGGTTAAAAGCACCTATTGACACTAATGAGGTTTAATCCAAATTTAATACATATTGATAAAACCTTTAAGGTAGACCGGAAGAGAATCGCAATATTACAAGGAGGGAGTAGGTCAGGCAAGACTTATTCTGCCTTGCAATGGATTGTTAGAACTTGTGTAGAACATAGTGGACTAACCTATTCAATAGTGCGGAAAACTTTACCTGCTTTAAAGGCTTCTTCAATGAGGGACTTTTTCGACATTTTAAAAGAGGCAGACTTATACTCAGAGGCTAACCACAATAAGACCGAGAATACTTATTTGCTCAATGACAATTTAATCGAGTTCTTTAGTGTAGACGATGCAAGTAAGATAAGAGGGCGAAAGCGTGACATCCTATTTGCTAATGAAGCCAATGAATTAGAGTTAGAGGATTGGAGGCAGTTACTACTAAGAACCACAGGCAAAGTAATTATCGACTATAACCCATCCGACTTTGAACATTGGATATATGAGCAAGTAATTCCGAGAGATGATGCTAAGTTGCTAATAACCACTTACAAAGACAATCCACATTTACCCGATTCACTTAAAAAAGAGATTGAACAATTAGAACTTGCAGACCCTGAGTATTGGAAGATATTTGGTTTAGGTCAAAGAGGGCAATTAAAAGGCTTAGTATTCAATAACTTTACAGAGGGTTATGCAATTCCACAAGATGCAACCTTTATGGGATATGGCTTAGACTGGGGATTCTCAAACGACCCTACTGCAATAGTTTCTTTTTACAAATACAACCAAGAACTTTACATTAAAGAGGAAATATACGAGCGAGGCTTAACCAATCAGGATGTAGCAGATAAGTTGCGTTCAATCGGGGTAGAGCGTAGAGATGAGATATTTGCAGATTCAGCCGAGCCTAAAAGTATTGAGGAGGTTTATAGACTTGGTTACAATATCAAGCCAACTGCCAAAGGCAAGGATTCAATTATTAACTCGATAGACATTCTAAGGCGATACAAACTCAATTTAATTGGCACGAATCTACTCAGGGAGTTTAGAACCTACAAATGGAAAATAGATAAAGCAGGTCACACACTTAACGAACCAATAGACTTTAATAATCACTTAATAGACGCTGCTCGATATTTGGCTTTAATGAAATTACAAAAACGTAACTCAGGCAAGTACACCATAATGCGAGCATAATCAATAAGTTACAAAACAAATTACACAAAACAAAATAAATATATTTAAATATATGCAAAGGGAATTCAACCGACTTAAAATAAAAGACTATGTAAGTACACTTTCTCAGATGCCTTATGAGAGCGAGTTAGAATACAATCAACGTAGAATAGCCACTATTTTAAACGTGCCAATAGAGTACATTGCAAACCTTCCCTACTCAATCTATACCGATTACTTAGTAGAACTAAAGAACATTGAGGATAACATAAGAGGATTTAGGGTTAAAGACAAAGTTAAAATTGGCAATACGTGGTATAAGATTGACACGGACATAATGAAGATTACTGCTGCTCAATTTATTGATGCCTCAGCATTTAGCAAAGAAGTTCAAAAAGACCTACACAAGTTCTTAGCGGTATTCCTAAGACCAATGACTTGGAGATTTGGCAAGGTAGCTAATTACGATGGAAAACGGCATAAGGAGATAAGTGAATCGGTGTTTGAGAATATGACTATGAAAGATGCTCAGCCATTCTTAGTTTTTTTTTGCAAGGTCTTACAAGAATTATCTACTCATATAGGAACTTATTTACTGGCGGAAGTGGAGATGATAGTAAAGGATTTGCAAAGAAGTGGGGCTATCTCGTCACAATCGACAACCTTTCAAACAGAGATGCTACCAAGTGGGACTACTTCTTTAATATGAATGTAATAGAGTTTTTGAATTTGATATGTTACCAAATAGACCGAGAAGATAGTGAGCGCAAATTATGAGGCATTATTAGGGGCGATAGGTGAGGATTATGTACCTATTGAGAATATCAAGTTTGATACTGTTTTAGGTCGTGCCTTGTTCAATGTAGCCAATGAGTTAAGCGAGATACTCAAAGCCAACTTAGACGATGCCAACTTAAAGGATAGCGAACTTAAACAATCAATAGTAGCAGTTCCTATCTCGGTAATGGGAAACGAGTATTACGTAGGCATAGAAGGGAACAATTATGCGTTCTTTGTAAATAGTGGGGTAAATGGTTTAAAGACTAAACACGGCTCAATTTATAGCTTTAGGTCAAGATTCCCAAGCGAACCAATGGTTAAGAACTTAATGAGGTGGATAACTAAAAAGGGGATTCCATTAGATACGAGATACTCACAAACAAGGAACTTAACAAAAAGAGCAAGGGCAAAGGCTCAAATAGATGAGAAAAGAAAAAGAGCCACTGCAATAGCATTTGGAGT